GTCGTCACGTCGTCTGAGACATTTGTCATCGCATCGAACACAGTTTCTTGAGCAAGAAATTCTACCTCGTACCAATCTTCTCCGTCACTATCTACTACTGAGAGAATTTCGATGACATCTGAATCTGGCAACTCAATCGTTTTAAATTGTTCAAACGTGCTGATCGACACAGACGTCGTCTTAGTTTCGCCTGCAATGATAGAAACATCTTTCTTTATTGCGAAGTGAGTAGGCAACCCAGTAGTATTGTCGAACTTGGATCCGGTGACATAACGCGGAGAATCAGCATTTGAAGCGCTAAAATACACATCTTCAAGAGTTTCAAAAATCGTACCATTTGGTCCTTGGACTTGAGCATTCGCTCTAAGAATCGGTGTGTAAAGATCATCTGGAATTCTCTTTCCATTTGCAGTCGTCGCAGGAACTTCGACAAAGAATGTCTCTATGCCTCGTGCTGCTCTTTTTCCAGACGGCCTGTATCCTATTTGTTTCGAAAACGACACGACGTTCTGTATTTGTCTAGCTGATTCTTGTTTGAGCTCTTCGAATTGTGTGTCTTGGTAGTATGCCAACACGTCGCCGATGTACGCCTGAAGTTCAAGTATCGCCATACCAGGAGACGATTCGTTAAAATCCTGAAACACACCGCTGTGATGTGCTTGAGAGAATTGAATCAGGTCTCTTTTAAGACTCTGAAAATCCTTATTCAGGTACTTGATTGATTTAGTTTTAAGAAAATCCGTCATCCATCAAGTCTCCTATGGTGAAACCATGAAATCTACAGACTTTGTGACATCGGGTTTGTTCGATAACCTGAACTTTATTTTTATTGCGATCGCATGTTCTGGAACACTATCGTCTTCATCTGAAAACACGATGTTCAAGTCTTCGACTGTAACGAATGGCATCCACGTAGATATTTGTAAAAGTATCCTATCTGCGATTCTACTTTTCATTTCCTGTGATCCGTCGTTTTCAAAGAGAAATTCGATCAAGTTGCAACCAAAATTGTAGTGTGCAACTCGTTCTCCCCAATTCGTTAAAAGCAAAGACTTTAAATTCTCTCTAACAGCAGAATATTCGTCTTGCGTCATGTCGAAATATCCGATCGATCCAGTCGATTTAGCAAAAGGCAATGTAAAACCTATCGACATTGACGATTCCTCACAACGGCATCAAAGTGACTGTTACTCCAGATGACGAATTTATGACTGACACTGTCACGTTCATCGTGGTATAAGTATGGAGCGCATTCGCTATTTTCTGAGCAGCTTCATCAACTGAATTCGTCGGTGTCGTCATCGCTGTTTTAAGCAAAGCTGAAGCACCATCTGCAGAAATTGTCGAACCAGTGAATATTCCTACGGGAGTCCATATCCCAGGTGTCGTCCAATATTCTTTAAGACCAGCAGAGAATTCGTCGATGAATTTGTCAACGTCACCCGATATCTTTGTAGAAATGTTCGTAGGAATTCCCACATACGCCATACCAGAACACAAAGCACTGGCAGCATACTCAGAATATGCTTTCGCCCAAGCTAAACCGACGTCTGCTTTCTTCAAGTCTTTAGTACTAGACATTTTTTTAAACATCTCAGCGAGAGCAGTTTGTAATGTCGCTTGAACGAGTGGCATTAGCTTTTTACCTCTGAATCCCACCCTTGCTTTGCTGCGGTCAATTCTGCATCAAGAGAAACAGATGAGGGACCAGCCTTGCCTGGTCCAGAAGGACCAGTACCCGTTGCGTGATCATGTCCTTCTACCATCGCGACTATCTTCGAAAAAAGTTTGTCCCATGGATCTTGACAACCTCCAGTAAGATGTACTTTTGGAGAGTCTATTTTGATTTTTGATCCGTCTAACTCGATTTTTGTTTTGCTATTTTTTACGCTTATCGTGATCTTTCCATCGTCCATGTAAATGTAATTTTTGCCGTCATCGATACACATCTTCAAGTTTTTTCTATACACAAACCTAATAGCATCTGTTTTTAGAATTGCGCCGGGCAAATCGTTGCTGCTCTTTTCGATTGATGTGAGACCGACGTTTGTGTCTATTTTTGATTTCATCGTGAGATACAAATACGTACTATCATTTTTGAGATCTGGATTTCCGGTTTCATCTTGGCGGCCCGCGATGATGTGAATCGTTCCCGTACCCTTTCCTTCACCGGAAGCATTGATCGTGCCTAAGCCATCTGAGATTTTGGCGGGCCCGTCTTTTGCACGATCTGTTCCTAAGATTATGATCGTGTTATTGGACCCATGAATCACCTGATCTCCGATTCTCTTGATAAAATCTGGAACTTTTTCTTGTACAATATCATATGACATTGAAAAACCTCAGAAAAGCTTCGATAAGTTATCTTCCGGTTTCGTCTCAGCCGCGTCTTCGTCTTTGTTCAGCTTATCATCAGAACCGTCATCAGAAGATGCAGTATCTGAAAATTTGCTTGTTAGCGAATCGCCGCCGTTTGGTAGAAACGAATCACTTCCCTTATAGTAATTGACATTTTCATGTCCCGGAATTTTCGATATCCACAAACCATGTTCGTAGTTTTGATCTTCAAACACGATATAGACATATTCACCAGGTTTTATCGGAAGCGACATATGTTCTGGAAAAAATGGCCAGAACACACGCATTCTATCGTCGTTTACAAATTGATCGAAACCATCAGTGATTATTCGAGCCTTTATGCTATTTTTAGGATTGTTTGGTCCGACGTTTGACTTAACATCAAACGACTTTCCTTTCAAGACATGAGTCAACGTACCAGAACCAGAAGGATTTTCAAGTTTTCCACCGTTTACATCGACCGCGACAACGAGGGCTCTAAACAAAAAAGGGGTGTATTCATCGCTTTCGCGGAATACACCCTGTGCACTTTTTTTCAATAGCTCAGATAAAAATTGTTCTGGTCTTCTAAATTTGTCTTGTGAAAACTGATTTTTAGACACTGTCGTATTCTCCCAAACCTCTCTTCTTAAGTTCCGAATATATGATAGAAATTTCCTCTCTCATGTTTCCTATCATAGTAAGCTTAGGCGCAACATCCCTTACGACACTGTCAAGTTTTTTCAAAAGAGTTTCAAGTCTATTCATGAGTTCTTCATCATCGATAGTTGACAAATCCATCAATTACTCTCTTTCGATTTTGAAATATCATTGAACAATAACTCTTGCTCATCTTGAGAAAACGTTTCTTCTTCGTTGTTATCTGAAAATGCCTTCGCTTTGAGTTTAGCTAGCTCAAGAAGCTGAGCGTTGCTTTTAGTCAAAGAGTCTGAGATCATAGATATTTCTTCGGCATCACCACCAGCATCCATAAGATTATCGCAAACTTTTTCTAGACGTTTACGATCTCGTCGTGCGTTCTCTTTGATCTCATCAAGAAGTTCTTCAAACGTTTCGTCAATATTGTTTTCGTCCACGTCTTAACTTCTCCTATTGAAATTTACTTGACATCTCATTGTAAATAGGACGAAATGATAGAATATGTGACGAATGACGTCTCAATCAGAACTTTACTTCTCCAGTAGAATAAAACTCTTCATGCCATTCATCGTAAAGACATTTGATTTTCTTCAAGTTTACTACAACTTGTTTTGTGTTGAGACCAGTGAGCTCTCTTAGATATAGATACACTGCTTTTTTGTTGTAAATCGTAACAAGTTCTGGATGGTTCATCAAGAAAATGACTGCTTCAAGAACCTGCTTTTCAGTCTTTTTTGTGAGCTTGCCGCGCCAAGATTCAAGCGTCTTGTAAAAAACAACCCATTTTTCTTTTTCTTCTACAAGAGCTTCAAACGGATTCAACATGAAATTAGGGTCATTTTTCACAGATTCATGATCAAGGTCATAATAAAGCTCACTCTCGAGCTTATTGCGCTTGTTCTTTTCACGAGTCTTCTGAATGAACCAATTCTTGGCGATGACGTTAAAATACGAAAACGCCTTCGAGCCTTTCTCTGGATTATACTTCGGAATCATTTCATAAAGATTCGTGAGACATTCTTTTTTTAGAGTCTCGACGTCATCGATGTTGAAAAATCCATAAACAAAAATCAAATTCTCAATTAGTTTTTCAAACGCAGGTCGAATCTCATCATTGAAAGTTTCATGTTTTTGTTCAGTATTTGTCGTTGCTAGAAACTTGACGATCGATTTATCTGTTTCTTTGGTAAAGTAATAAGCCATAGTGTCACCTCACGACTGGTGGATGCGACGAGATTTCCTTCTTCGGCAACGGCTTATTCATAATTTCATGAATCCTAATCACGTATTCGATAAGACGAGCATTCATGATCATCATGTTGTGATGTGCTTGCATCACCTCTGGTACATTTGACATGATCGGCATTTTGCTTATCTTTTCAAAATGCCTAACGTTTACGTCAATTTCATCTACGAGCATCACAAAAAGATCGTCGAATTCGATCAAGCGTCTTGACGCTCTAAAAAGCATGATCCCAAGAACGATCGACACACCAAACAACGAAGCAGACAAAAGAGCCAACGTTAAAATCATTTTTTCCTCGAATATCCGTCTTTCGACCATCCGTCTCCTGACAGGATGAACGTCGATTTACTCAAGATTTTGTACATCTCGACTCCGTCACAGGAATCTTCAAAACACAACGGTTTAAGAACATCGTTGATCTTTAGTTCAAGCTCGATGTGTCTCTTGCATCGTGGACATTCAAATTCGTAAATTGGCACGTCTTACTCCTTTTTGCGAGAATCGATGTACCCTTGCGTCAATTCGACTTCTTCTGGACCAGCGACTCCTTCTACAACGACAACTTCAATGTCACGAAGTCGTTGCGAAACATCATCTCCGCAAAGCAAACCTTCCTGCACAATCGCGATGATCTCAACAAGAACAGATTTACCTAGTTTCATTGTAAACTCCTCCTAACATTGGTTTATCATACCACAATAAACGAACTCGTTACACTATACTTGTGCCAAATTTTTTGACGACATTCGCTGCACATGCATTTGCGAATTTCACAGCTGCGCGAATATCGTTCGGGTTTTTGAGAAGAGAAAAAGCCATTGCAGCAGTGTGAGTGTCACCACATCCAGTGACATCGATCGCGTCAACTTTTTCTGAATGAAAATCTTCAGCATGAACAACGTATTTCATGTTAGATGACTTAAACTTATCATGTTGAAGAAGAGTCGCA